TACAAGAGCGAGGACAAGATCACGCCGGATGGTGAGTCGGCAAAGAAACTGGTGGGCTTTCTGGTGAAGCAGGGGCATGAGGCTATGCTGGAGCATTCGCAGCTGTCCGTGCTGTTTACCTGTGACCGTGGTGTGGCGAACGAGCTGGTGCGGCACCGTATTGCGAGCTTTGCGCAGGAGAGCACTCGGTACTGCAACTACTCGAAGGAGAAGTTTGGCAATGAGCTTACGTTCATCTGGCCGTCCTATATCCGTGGTGAGCAGTATTGCGAACTGAACGATAGCGAGGTTACGATCAAAAGCTCGTTCTTGGAAGCTATGACCTATGCCGAAAAGGACTACAAGCTGATGATCGCAAACAGCATGCGTCCCGAACAGGCCCGTTGTGTGCTGCCGCTGTGCCTGAAGACCGAAATCGTGGTGACGGCCAACTACCGTGAGTGGCGCAACATCTTCAAACTGCGTACTCCTGTGGCGGCCCATCCTCAGATGAGAGAGCTCATGTGCCCGTTGTTGATGGAGCTTCAGAAGAAGATCCCGGTGGTGTTCGATGATATCTACACGTACTGGCCTGCGGATGACCAGACACGGAAAGGAAGTATGGTGAAGTGATGCGAATTGTGCTGCTCGCAAGCATTATTTTACAAGCTATCGCAATTGGAATGTCTTTTGCTGATAACATCGGCGAAGAAAAACAGAGAATCATCAGATATACAGGATGGTTCTTGCTTTTGATTTACATGATATTTGGTTGAGGTGATTAACTATGAAAAATCGTATTATTTGCGTCGTTACATGTATGATGATGCTCGTTGGCTGCCTCGGGTTATGCAGTTGTGGAAACTATAGGGTGTTTGATACGACATTTACCTATTCCTGGGCACAGATTAAGTTGCCCGATGGAACTATTGTTCAAGGCAAAGTGGACAACTGGACTGACTACGAAGGCGATCAGCTGCAAATCACGATTGACGGTACCACATATCTGGTTCATGCAGCAAATGCTATTATGAAAACCTGAGTGGGAAAGGACGCGGTGATAAGAAATGCAGCAAAGAACGTATGATTTTCTCGCTAAGTTGAAGATTCCCATGCTGACCTTTGGTGGGGAGCTGATGGGCGAGGCTGTGGAGATGGTCGTCGATGACTTGAACTCACACCGATTTATGTCCATGAGAGATATCGAGGCATCACTGGCAGATAAATTCAATTGCAGCCCTGGTGTTGCGGATCGCCGGATGCGGTATGCATTGGATATGGCGGAGTATCGCTCTGGTGGGGTTAATATTGAGCTGGAGAATTTGAAGAGTACGTACGATATTAAGGTGCTGTCGCTGAAGAAATTCTTGTATGCGGCGGGGAGAAGTTTGATGACGGAGGTGAGTGTGAGTAATGACCGCGGGTGAATTTAACGAACTGGCCAAGCAGGGGAGAGTATGGGCTAAGATCGTGGCTAATTTTAGTGGTGAATACGGACTGGTTGAGAAAATTTCCGGTTTGACGAACCAGTTTGTTAGGTTTCGGTTCAAAGGTAAGAAGTGCGATACGATCATCTCGCCGGAGAATGTGATGTTTGAGATTGAGGACTAAAGTATGAAACTGGATAAAAATGTTATTTTGGTGAGGCCGCCCTGATTTACTTGACTATGGGCAGAGCACATGATATCCTTGATACATGACGAATAGGAGGTGCTTTTATGGCACGGACGGTAAAATGCCCTGGCTGTGGTGCGGATCTTACGGTGAAAGATGACAACCGGGACTTTATGTTTTGTGAGTTCTGTGGGACGAAGATTCGGCTCGATGACTATCAGGAGACGCATCGGTTTGTGGATGAAGCACGAATTCAGGAGTCCAAGGATGCAAAAGAACTTGAGCTTAAGAAGATGGAGCAGGAGAGATGGCGAACCGAAGACGCTAACAAAACTGCTGCTACTTATTTCAAGTGGCTTGGAATCGTCATTGTGATTTTGGTCATAGCGTATATAATTTGCATGGGCTTAGGTATCGCTTGATGCCCACTTCTGCCCATTTTATTTTTCGCAATTTTTGGAATTTTTCGAGAAAACGTTAAAAAGTACCATTTTCGTGGCCAAAAACCCACTTTGTGGCCAAAAATTTATATAAAAATGGCCACAAAATTTAACGTAATTACGTTAAAAATATGCAGTTTGGCCAAAAACCCACTTTTTTCTTTAACTTACTTAAAAAAATGAAAAAATATATATAGTAATAGAGGATAAAAAACGGGTTTTTGGCCACAGCGAGTTTTTACCCATTTCCACCTTGCAAAAGAGCGCCAAATAGTGTATTCTTAAAGCACCGTGTACGAACGTAGCACTCCTAACATATATGAGGTGAAAAGTTATGGATAAGTACGGTATTGAACATTGGATTACAACTGACCAATATGGAAATGAAGTTGAATGCTTTGCAAATAAATTTGCAGAGGTTCATACGAAACGTCCGATTTGTGTTTGTGGTGAGCCGATGGTGGAAACTCGTGAACTCGAATGGGATTGCCCTAAATGCGGGGCACACCTCGAAGCGGAAGATGTTTCCAGAAGTATCAATCCGGATGATTATATGACCTCTAACCTTGAGCCGGATGAAGACTACGGAGAGTACAAGTATATGGAAGATGACGATGGGAGTCGAGCATTCCTTGCTGGTGCACCGGGATACGAGATTGATTTCTTTCACCTAATTTAATATGACCACGGCATTGCCTCTGCATGAAAATTGCAGGGGCTTTTTCTTTTGCCCTGAAAATTCCTAAAAATTCACATTTTTGCCTAAAAACTCACGCGAGAAAAACATCCCCTTTTATGGGGGGAATAGAATGCGTCTCAGGATGCACTGTTCCTCTTATTTTGGAGGTTGTATCATGCTCGAAAACAAATTCAAGACAGGATTGGTAAGGGAGCTGAAGGAACGCTTTCCTGGCTGCATGGTTGTCCATCTTGATCCAAACGAGATTCAGGGAATTCCTGATCTCTTGGTCCTTTATGGCACAACGTGGGGCGCGTTGGAAGGCAAGAAATCAGCAACTGCATCTCATCGTCCAAATCAGGACTATTACGTTCAGCAGATGGACGAGATGAGTTTTGCTGCCTTTATCTATCCCGAAAACAAGGAGGAAGTTCTTAATGAACTGGCGAGATCATTCGAGGCTCACGGGGAAACATGCCCTCCTCGGAGCAAGTAACTACCATTGGTTGAACTATGACGCAGATAGATTGGCCAATGCAGTTCTTAATTACCAGGCGAAGGAACGGGGAACACGGCTGCACGCATTTGCAGCAGAATGCATTGATCTGAAGCAAAAACTGCCGAAGAACAAGAAAACCCTCAATACCTACGTGAACGATGCCATTGGTTTCCGCATGGATACCGAGCAGGTGCTGTATTACAGCGATAACTGCTTTGGAACCGCGGATGCCATTTCGTTCAACGATGGGTTCCTTCGCATCCACGACTTAAAAACCGGAGCTGTTCCTGCACACATGGAGCAGCTTTTTATTTATGCCGCTCTGTTCTGTCTGGAATACGGATACCACCCGAAAGATATTCGGATGGAGCTCCGTATCTACCAGAACGATGAGGTCTGGGTCGAGAACCCCACTGAAGAGGAAATTGACCCGATCATCGCTAAAATCAAAGAGTTCGACCCGATCATCACTGATATTTTGTTAGGAGTGGCAGCATGAATCCGATTGAAAAAGACCTCCGTTCTTATTTTGGCATTACTTCTGAAAGCAATATTCTGGAGCACTATGGCACCAAGCGGCACTCTGGTCGCTATCCTTGGGGCTCTGGCGACAATCCGTATCAGCATTCCGGTGATTTCCTGTCTCGTGTGGAGGAACTCAAAAAGAAGGGACTCTCGGAGAAAGAGATTCTGGAGACCATCAACAATTCTCTCCCTGATGAGTATAAGATGGGTCTGACTGAGTTCCGTACAGCCCGCCAGAAAGCAGGCCACGACCGCAAGGCATTGGAGTACGATCAAATTCGTGCGCTGAAGGATGACGGTCTTGGCTGGAAGGAAATTGGCGACAAGCTTGGCATGAGCGAGTCCAGCGTGCGGTCTAAGTATAACAATGCTATCGGTGAAAAAGCCAGTCAGGCTGAGAAGATCGCTGCGACTTTGAAAGCAGAAGTCGATAAGAAGGGCATGATTGATATTTCCGAGGGCGCGAATCAGGTCCTCGGCGTGTCGGAAAGCAAGTTGGACGAGGCTGCTTATATTCTGGAAGCGGAATATGGCTATCAGCGCTATGGTGTTGGCATCAGGCAGCCGACCAATGTCCGTCAGCAGACGAACATCACAGTCCTTGCGAAGCCGGAATATGACCAAAAGTATGCTTATCAGCATCAGGATCAGATTGATTCTCTTGGCGATTACCACTCCGATGATGGCGGAGAGACCTTTACGAAGCTTCAGCGCCCCTCCAGTCTGGATTCCAATCGTGTCGCCATTCGTTACGGCGATGAAGGTGGCCTGGATAAGGACGGCGTGATGGAGATTCGCCGTGGTGTTCCTGACCTCGATCTGGGCAAGAGCCATTATGCGCAGGTTCGTATCCTCGTTGACGGAGACCATTATCTGAAGGGTATGGCAGTTTATTCTGATGACCTGCCGGATGGTGTGGACGTTATGTTCAACACCAATAAGCCTTCTGGCACGCCCAAGATGAAGGTCCTTAAGGAAGCAAAAGCTGATCCTGACAACCCGTTTGGCGCAGCTATCAAGGCCAACGGCCAGAGTATGTATATCGGTGATGACGGCAAAGAGCACCTCTCGCCGATCAACAAGCTGAAGGAGGAGGGCGACTGGGACACGATGTCTCGGAATGTCTCTTCTCAGTTCCTTTCCAAGCAGCCCAAGAAGCTGATTGAGAACCAGCTTAACCTTACTGTTGCGGATTATAAAGCCCAATATGATGAAATCATGCGGTATGATAATCCTACGGTCAAAAAGAAACTGCTTAACGATTTTGCTGATACGGTCGAAGGAACGTCCATGACCCTGAAGGCTTCTGCTTTCCCGGGCCAGTCCACGAAGGTTATCCTGCCGATCAATAAGATCAAGGAGACAGAGGCTTATTGCCCCACCTATGAGAATGGCACCAGGCTTGCACTAATCCGTTATCCTCATGCAGGTACCTTTGAGATTCCCATCGTGACCGTCAACAACAAGAATGTCAGCGGCAAGCGGAATCTAGGTGCAATTCAGGACGCAATCGGCATCAATGCAAAGGTTGCAGAGCGGCTTTCGGGTGCAGACTTCGATGGCGACACGGTTATGGCAATCCCTGTTACCGACAAGGTCAACATCAAGTCCACCCGTGCGCTGAAAGCACTGGAAGGATTTGACCCCAAGACAGCTTATGCAGTTCCTGAGGGTAATCCGAACAATGTCAGGCTGATGAAGAAAGAGGAAAAGCAGCGCGAAATGGGCGTGATCTCCAACCTCATCACCGATATGACGTTGCGAGGTGCCGATGAGGACGAGCTTGCACGTGCGGTTAAGCACTCCATGGTCGTTATCGATGCAGAAAAACATAAGCTGGACTACAAGCGCTCTGAGCGTGAAAATGGTATCCCCGAGCTGAAGCAGAAGTGGCAGATTCGTGTGGACGAGGAAGGCGCTACGCACTATGGCGGCGCGTCCACACTCCTGTCTCGCCGTAAGCAGACGGTTCGTGTACCTGAGCGCCGTGGTAGCATCCGAGTCGATAAAGAAACTGGTGAATACATCTACAAAGAAAGTGGACGTACCTTCACTGACCCTAAGACGGGTAAGGAACGTAAGGCCGAGGACACAGTCAGTCTGATCTCCGAAACAAAGGATGCACGTACGCTATCTTCTGGCACCATCCAAGAGAACCTGTATGCGGACTTCTCCAACAAGCTGAAGGCCATGGCCAACCAAGCGCGCAAAGAGGCGGTCAATATGAAGGGCATCCAGCGTAACCCTGAAGCGGCCAAGACCTATGCGCCTGAGGTTGCATCCCTGAAAGAGAAGTACAACAACATGATCGCTAACAAGCCTAAGGAACGCAAAGCAATGCTGATTGCGAATGCTAATATTAAGGCGAAGATTCAGGAACAGGGACTTGATCCTACAATCGACAAGAAAGAAATCAAGAAGATCTCTTCTGTCGAGATGCAACGCGCTCGCGATTCTGTTGGCGCAAGCGGACGCAAGTCCAAGGTCACCTTCACGGACAGAGAATGGGAAGCTGTTCAGGCTGGCGCAATTTCCGACAATATGTTGACGAAATTCCTTAATTCGTCTGATTCTGACGAAATTGTAAAGCGTGCAATGCCGAAAAACGTTACTGTTATGACTTCTGCAAAGATGTCTAAAGCAAACGCAATGTTGCGAAGCGGTTATTCTTATGCTGAAATCGCCAAGGCCTGCGGTGTTCCGGAGTCCACGGTTTACAGCGCGCTCAACAAATAACAATCAATTAAGAAAGAGGCTTTGAATAATGGTTCGATGCTTTCTCACCACCTTTGACAATCCGTACAGTCCGTACGAGGAGTTCGAGAAGTGGTATCAGTATGATATCGAGCACGGCTACAACTCTTCCGGGTTACTTATGAGGATCGCCGAGACTTCATCTCAGTTCACGGACAACGAAAATGCCTATGAAATTGAGAAGGCAATCGATAAGATCGTTACTGCCGACCCGATAAACATCTACAAGAAGCTCAAGATCACCGTGCCCGACGAGGACACGCTCGGCCAAACCGCGTAAACCATAGGGAGGGGGGTCTCAAAATCGACCCCCCCTCTCAAATCGCACCGGTCTTTGATATTTCCCCGGAGGGAAAATTGATATTTGGGCTTTAAGGCTCCGACAGCGAAAGCTGCCGATTATATTTGTGTAAACTCTCGATGCCTGTATCCACAGCAGGTGTTAAGATTTACAGTCATATGGAAAATTGCCGAGGTTCTGGGGTGTAGACCGGGACTTCGGCGGTTTTTGCAAGGGCTCATGGGAGTAGTATCCTCCTATATATTTGGGTTCAGGGCTTTCACGATGTTCAACCTCCATTGGGCATGATCTGCTTTTTCTTCTCCTTTCAAATGAGACAGGCTTAACTGGTACTACTGCGACTCCCATGAACCCTTGCAAAAGCAAAATAAGAATGTGAAACGAGGTTATTGCAATGAAACCTAAGAAGTCTGCTCCGGGCGAAATGTCGGCTGCAACTTCGCGGCCTGCAAGCACCCCGGAAGCGCAAGAAAACTATATGATCAACCTGGCAATGAAGCTGGTTGAGAAACGACTGCTGGAAGGTACGGCATCCAGCGCTGAGACGACCCATTTTCTGAAGCTGGCGACCTCCAAGAACGAGTTGGAGAAAACAAAGCTGGAAGAGGAAAACAAGCTGCTGAGGGCAAAGACTGAGACACTCCAGAATGCAAAGCACTCCGAGGAGATGTACGAGAAGGCCATTGCTGCCATGAAGAAATACAACGGCCTGGGAGAGGATGACGAGTATGACATTAATTGACGTTGCATTTGCCCTGAGCATGGTTGTGATGATTATTTTCGTACCACTATTCTTTGCCGAGTGGGTCGAGAAGCACACTCAGAGTTATGCACTTGAGATATTTGCGCATTTCGGAATGCCTGCGCTACTGTGGTGTGTAATGTTGGTACTATATGAATTGCTGCGTAAGAATGGGGTAGTTGGGTGAAATGCCAATAACGAATATCCAGATGCTATTAGCTGTACTGTGGTTATGCAGTTTTGCAATCTTCATGGTGGCCGTATACTTGGGGGAGCATCCGGAAAATGCTGTAAGTACGACCATGCTGTATGTTCTCGGGGTACTGTCTGGGGTTATTGCACTCTGCGAGATACTGGAGCTGTTTGCATGAAAAGCTACATGGAACTTTGCACCCTGCCGACCTACGAGGAGAGGCTGGAGTATTTACAGCTGCACGGGGAAGTGGGGAGAGATACCTTTGGGTTTGACCGATGGCTGAACCAGGACTTCTACCAATCGAGAGAGTGGCGGCAGTTCAGGGACAGGATCATCGCCCGGGACATGGGATGCGACCTGGGGTGCAAAGACCACCCGATCACAGACTGGGTGCTGCGGGACGGAAAGCCGATTCGACCGAAGATCTCCATCCACCACATAAACCCCATAACAAAAGATGACGTTCTCCAGCACAGTGAAAAGCTGCTTGACCCGGAGAACGCCATTTGTGTTTCGGCGGCAACGCACAAGGCGATCCATTACGGCACCGGTCAAAATAAGAATATGCTGGATGGTGAACGGAAGCCGGGCGACACCTGCCCATGGAGGAAATAAAAATGAGCGCTTATATTTATCACCATGGCATCAAGGGCCAAAAGTGGGGCGTGCGCCGGTTCCAGAACCCGGATGGAACATTGACGAGTGCGGGGAAAGCGCGGAAGCGTGCCATGGATGTAAACAAAAACATGGATGCTGTAAACGAAATTGTAAAAACAATGTCGCGAAAAGACAAAGAACTCCTCAACCTTGATGGGGATGTTTATCAGGAAAGAGCCGAGGATGGGTATGCATACGTAAAACGCTTTGTTGAAAAATCAGGGGATGTGCCTATTTCTTTTTTTGACATCATTGGCGATGAAAAAGGAGTAGCGGTCTCTATTGGAACGAGAGCTGGAAGTAAGTATCGGAACAAGGGCTATTGCTCAAAAGTAGCCGAAAAAGGCATGAAATGGCTGGACGCACATAAAGACGAATACGACCAAATTGTCTGGTGGGCCAGAAAAGATAATGCTGGATCTATAAAAATTGCCGAGAAATCCGGATTTAAGTTGGACGAATCGTCAGTACTCCCTGATGATCCATGGGTTAAGTATCAGTATAAATAAGGAAAAATCAAGATGGAAAGCATCCTGACAAGTGTGAAAAGCTGCTTGACCCGGAGAACGCCATTTGTGTTTCGGCGGCAACGCACAAGGTGATCCATTATGGAACGGGAAAGGGCCCGAAGCTGCCGGACGGAGAAAGAAGACCGGGCGACACCTGCCCATGGAGGAAATGAGTATGTACCAGAAAAAAGCATTTAACCGGAGAGAGCAGGACTACGCCATGGGGCTGCGGCGGAAGCTGGAAGAGGCGGAGGCGATGCTCCAGCACCTTGCACCGAGCCGCGCGAGAAGCCTGGCGCTGACCAAGCTGGACGAGGCACTGCTCTGGGCGAACGTGGGCATTGCGGAAGCAGGACTCCAGCAGGGCTATACGGCTGTACCGCGGAACAGAGGCTTCGACTTTGATAATGCTTTGGCCACGAATGTGGATGGGCAGCAGGTGCGGGCAACACGGGCCGGGGATATCACGTTTGATGGGATGAAGATTGTCCCGCGGATGGATGAGAATCATGCTGTGACCGCACAAAACGCTGCTCCGAGTGCTGAGGGAGACCTCGTTTTGCTGAAGCCTGGTCAAGTGGCGATCGATGCGGGGAAGCTGGCCAAGCTGGTCGAGGAGAGTGCACAGAAAGAAGCGGCCATGGGGAAGGACGGAGCATCCCGTCACCTGGCAGAGCTTGAGCTGATGGCGCAGGCGCACAAGGACTGGTATTATGCCATGATGAGTTACATTATGGGCGACGACAGCGATGCCGAGGAGGAATCAAAATGAATTCGATCCTGACGAGCGTAAAGAAGCTGCTGGGCATTGCCGAGGAGTGCACCGACTTTGATGCGGACATCATCATGTACATCAACATGGCGCTGTTTGCACTGGTGCAGATGGGCGTGGGGCCCGGCGAGGGGTACGCCATTTCCGGGAAAGAAAACGAATGGACGGAGTTCGTTGCCGACCCGGTGAAGGTGGAAGCCGTGAAGGCTTACGTGGCTGTGAAGGTACGGCTGCTGGGCTTTGACCCACCCCAGAGCAGCACCACCATGGAAGCACTGAAGAATACCGCCTCCGAGATGGAATGGCGGCTGAACGTGGAGCACGACAACACATGGGACGGACAGTAGCAGCACGATGGGTGGAGCACTGGATGGAGACACCGGAGAAAAAGGACTGGTTTGGACGGGTAACGCAGGATATCTGCAACGGATGCGCCCGACAGGGAACATGCGAATGCCCGGATGATATCCGATGCTTTTATACCCTGGACAAGCCCTTTTACCGGCCCAAAGCCTGAATGAGTGAAACGGAGCAAGACGAGGAACCAAAATGGCATTATCGAACACGGCCACGCCGATCTACTACGGCCGTTTTCGGGAGGCCGTGATGCGTGGCGAAATACCCGTATGCCGGGAAATTGCCATGGAGATGGAGCGGATCGACGACCTGATCGCCAACCCGGGCATCTACTATGACGACAAGGCAGTGAACGGCTTTATCTCTTTTTGCGAGGATGAGCTGACCCTGACCGACGGCACCGACGTGAAGCTGCTGGACAGTTTCAAGCTATGGGCCGAAGAGATCTTTGGGTGGTACTACTTTGTGGAACGAAGCGTCTTTGTGCCGAACGAGCGCGGAGGCGGCGGACACTACGAGACCCGGCGACTGAAAAAGCGGCTGGTGACAAAGCAATACCTCATCATTACCCGATCGGCCGCGAAGACCATGTATCTGGAATTTTTGCAGGCGTACTTCCTGACGGCGTACACCACCACGACCCAGCAGTTGACCACCGCTCCGACCATGAAACAGGCCGAGGAGGTGCTGGCACCCTTCCGCACCGCATTGGCGCGGGCAAAGGGGCCGGTGTTCCAGTTTATGACCGAGGGCAGCCTGCAAAACACCACCGGCTCCAAGGCAGACCGGGTGAAGATGGCTTCCACCAAGAAGGGCATCGAGAACTTTCTGACGAACAGTCTGCTGGAAGTGCGTCCGATGACCATTGAGAAGCTTCAGGGACGGCGTGACACTGTAGCGACTGTGGATGAGTGGCTCTCCTGCGACATCCGGGAAGACCCCATTGGTGCCATTGAGCAGGGCGCGGCCAAGAACGAGAATTACCTCATCGTGGCGGCTTCCTCCGAGGGCACGGTGCGCAACGGCTGCGGCGACGACATCAAAATGGAGTTGATGAGCATCCTGAAAGGGGAGTACGTCAACCCCCATGTGTCCATCTGGTACTACAAGCTGGATTCCATTGAGGAAGTGGGCCAGCCGGAGATGTGGCTGAAGGCCAACCCGAACCTGGGCAAGACCGTGAGCTACGAGACCTACCAGTTGGACGTGGAGCGTGCGGAGAAATCCCCCAGCGCCCGGAACGATATTCTGGCCAAGCGCTTCAACCTGCCCATGGAGGGCTACACCTATTTCTTCCCCTACGAGGAGACCCTGTGCCACAGGAAGAGAAGTTTCTGGCAGATGCCCTGTGCCATGGGCGCGGACCTTTCCATGGGCGACGACTTCTGCGCTTTTACCTTCCTGTTTCCGCTGTCCAACGGATATTTTGGGGTCAAGACGCGGGACTACATCACATCCTACACCCTCAGCCAGCTTCCGGCTTCGAGACGGCAGCAGTATGAGGAGTTTATGCGGGAAGGGACCCTGTTCGTGTTTGACGGCACTGTCCTGGACATGATGCAGGTATACGATGACCTGGACAACTTTATTATGGAGAACGAGTATGACGTACGGGCGTTTGGCTACGACCCCTACAACGCACAGGAGTTCGTGAAGCGCTGGGGTGATGAAAACAGCACCTTTGGCGTTGTGAAAGTGATCCAGGGTGCAAAGACCGAAAGCGTGCCGCTGGGTGAGCTGAAAAAGCTGAGCGAACAGCGGAAGCTGCTGTTTGACGAACAGCTGATGCAATTTGCCATGGGCAACTGCATTACGCTGGTGGACACCAACGGCAACCGAAAACTCTATAAACAGCGGCAGGATCAGAAGATCGATGCCGTGGCTGCCATGATGGACGCTTACGTGGCATGGAAACAGAACCGGGATGCGTTTGAATAATCAGGAGTCTTCTTTCTTTACGCGATGACGTTGAGGGTACTCATCTACAATCGTTTGATGTAGTCCCAGATCAATCCCAAGATCCTTAGCTTGTTGGCGCTTTTCTGGACTCGGATAACGGTTCTCTCCCATATTCCGGATGGATATATTGTGCATAACCGTTTTTCTGTCATAGGTATCCGGATCGTTATCAAGTTCCATTTCTGTCGATGCGGTATCTTCAGAGGAATCGTTTTCAGAAATGGTGCTGTCGCTTAATATCGGAGTTTCTTCAGAAGAGTTTCTTTCCATCAACTGCTGATACCATAAGTATCCTTGATACGCAATGGCACCAATGATAAGCCCTGCTGCAATCTTTTTACGATGGTCGTGGGTAAATTTCCATAATTTTTCTTTGAATGTTAACGGTTCGATTGCTTCATACATTACACCAAACTTGCTCTGGCATTTTTCACAGATGACATCATCAGGCATTGAATCCGGGATAGATATTTTACTGCCACAGTTCGGGCATATAACAGATTCCATAAGAACTCCTCTTTGTCGAAAATGTTCGGTAAGAAGAGTATAACACAGCTGACAAACGTTGTAAATCAAAGAAAGGAGCGATAGAGTGAACGATTGGTGGGATTACCTGGAGCATGGATGGTTCGGGAAAAACGGCCAGAAGGGCAGCGAAAAGAAAAACCACAAGTATTATGCCCGTGTTCCGACCGGAACGAAGGATGGACATAACGTTTACCGGTACTTCTACTCGAAAGAGGACTATGCCGCCTACATCCGGAGCGGAAAGAAAAAACTGACCGGTGAGTACGGCATGGAGAAGCACTCGAACGGGCGGATCGCATGGACTGCAACGGAACAGTATACCGACAAGGACGGAAAGTTGCAGACGCGCAAGAAATATGTGAGCGCAGAGACCTCCGCGAAGCTCCGGGACGATAAATACCGGAAAGAGAAAGCCCTGAATGAAACTCCGAAAGAAAAGAAGGAGCAGATGAAGGAAGCAAAGAAGCGCTACAACAAGAAAATGGCCGCGACGAGACGGAAACGTGCCGTACAGAAGGGCTTCCAGCCTGTGAGCAGACTTTTGGGAAAGCAGATGGACTTCAAGAAAAAGCCGAACAACAAAACCGAGAACAAGGCCTACCAGAAAGCAGGATGGCGAAAGAGCATGTTTGTTCCGGGAGCTTATGTGCGGAAAGCAAAGTGAGGTGATGAGATAAACATGCAGGTATACAAGGACGAGCTATACCACTGGGGCATCAAGGGCATGAAGTGGGGCGTGCGGCGGTACCAGAACAAGGATGGTACCCTGACGGCCGCAGGCAAGAAGCACTATGCCGGGAACGGGAACGCCGGTGAGGATGCACAGGAGCCCAAGACAGAGTATGCGCCCAAGCGAACCGGAAAAAACGCGGAGGACTACTCCGACGAGGAGCTGCGGGCGCGGATCAACCGGCTGCAAATGGAAAAGCAGTACCGGGATCTTCAGGGGCAGACCAACATCCGGGCGGATGACCCCAACAAGGAACTGAAAGCCGAGAAAGAGCGGCTCCAGCTCCAGAAGGACGTGAAACAGCTACGGAAGGACGTATACAGTGGGCAGAGCTTTGTGAAGACCGTAATGACGAATGCCTCCCAGCAGTTTTTGACCAAGGCAGCTTCCGGTGCTATGAGCTACGCAGCAAAACAGTTCATCACGAAGGAACTCAAGAACCCTGATCTGGCGAACGCCATTGTGAGCGGAAGCGCTGGCGGAAACCAGCAGAAGAAAGACGATGACAAGAAAGACGACGACAAGAAAGACAGTTAAGGTCTGGAGGAAATCAAAATGGCATCACAAACCTTTGGCTCCAGACTGAGACACGCCTGGAATGCGTTTTTGAACCGGGATCCCCCCGGAAGAAGCGGCGAAGGATACAGCTACCGGCCTGACCGGGTAAGGCTGAACCGAAGCAATGACCGGACGATCATGACGGCCATCAACACCCGCATTGCAATGGACGCTGCGGCAATTACCATCAATCATGTAAGGCTCGATGAAAACGGACGCTACGACGAAACCGTTGATTCGGGCCTTAATTCTTGCCTGAACCTTTCCGGCAACAAGGATCAGACGGGCCGGGCACTGCGATATGACATGTTCCTTTCCATGCTGGACGAGGGATGCATTGCGCTGGTGCCCATTGACGTGGACTACGACGGAAAGACCGGTAAGACCCGGATCGAATCCATGCGGGTGGGAAGGGTGCTGGAATGGTACCCGGACGACGTGCGGCTGGAAGTGTACAACGACCGGACCGGACGGAAAGAGGAGATCACCCTGCCGAAGACGCAGGTGGCCCTGGTGGAGAACCCGTTCTATGCCGTGATGAACGAGCCCAACGGCACGGTGCAGCGCCTGATCCGGAAGCTGAACCTGATGGACGTGATCGACGAGCAGGTGGGCAGCGGCAAACTCGACCTGATCATCCAGCTGCCCTACGTTGTGAAGGGCGAGACCCGGAGGAAACAGGCCGAAGAACGGCGGGCACAGATCGAACAGCAGCTCGCCGGTTCCAAATACGGCATTGCCTACACCGATGGCACGGAGCATATCACGCAGCTGAACCGCAGCCTCGAAAACAACCTTCTGAAGACCGTGGAATACCTGACCAACATGGCATACAGCCAGTTGGGTATCACCCCGGAGATCATGAACGGTACTGCTTCCGATGCTGTGATGACCAACTACGAGAACCGCACCATCGAACCCATTGTGGCGGCTGCCGTAGACGAGATCCGGCGGAAGTTCCTGACCGAGGACGACCGGGCAAACCGGGAATCCGTAATGTACTTCCGTGACCCGTTCAAGCTGACCCCTGTTTCCGCCGTTGCCGAAATGGCCGACAAGTTTACCCGCAACGAGATCATGACCTCCAACGAGTTCAGGCAGGCCATTGGCATGAAACCCAGCAAGGACCCCAAGGCAGATGAACTGCGGAATGCAAACATCAGCCAGAGCAGTGAGGAAATTGCGGCGCAGAACAAAACAATCACGGCAGGGCGGGATGCCGTAGAGAGGAGTATTGCAAATCAAAATGGTTAATTTTGACTACGATTGCAGCGGCTGGGCGACGAAAGCGAACGTCCGGTGCTATGACGGGCTGGTGATCGCGCAGGATGCCTTTAAGGAGTGCAGCGGCAAGGTTGTGCCCATGGTGTACAACCACGACCACTCCAACGTGGACAACGTGATCGGCCACTGCCTGCTGGAAAACCGGCCCGGCGGCGTGTACTGCTATGCCAAATTCAACGACACCGACACCGGCAAGACCGCAAGACAGTGCGTGGAGAGCGGCGACCTGAGCGCCTTTTCCATCTTTGCCAATGGCCTGAAGAAGGTGGGCAGCACCGTGAAGCACGGCTTTATCCGGGAAGTGAGCCTGGTGCTGGCCGGATGCAACCCGGGTGCCCTGATCGACGAGGTGGTGAAGCACAGCGCCGATGAGGACTACGAGGGCGGCGAGGCCTTTATCTATAACGAGGACGGCCTGAGCCTGACCCACGGCATGGACCCCGAGGGCAACCCGCTGGAAGACCTTACACACAGTGCGGACAGCGGCGATGCCGTGACCAACGATGAAGCAACACAGGAGGAAGCCAAAATGGCGGATGAAAAGAACGAGGGCAAGACGCTCGAACAGGTCTACAACAGCATGACCGATGAGCAGAAAGAGTGCTGCCACGCTCTGGTGGGCCTGGCCCTGGAAGAGCAGGAAGGCGGCGACAACGATGACGGTGAGGAGGACGATACCGTGAAGCAGAATGTTTTCGACAAGGATACCAACGCAACTGTGCTGAAGCACAGCATCGAAGAGATCAACAACGTGGTCAAGACCGCAAAGAGCCACGGCACCATGAAGGCTGCCTTTGAGGATGCCGGCATGGACAGTGACGAGCTGGCCCACAGCATCGACAACATC